ATGGCAAGCGTTGTTAGAATCAATCAAGATAAAGTTTCTATTATAATTCCTTGTAAGACAATAGATAAAGATACTAAGCGTTGTATTAAGTTTTGTAATTTATTGCCTAACAATAAAGAGATTATAGTTGTTTCAGATGAAGATTGTCCTGGATTTCCAGCAGTAAAGAGGAATTGGGCTATGGAAAGAACAATAGGGAAATATCTAGCTTTTATAGATTCTGATGCTTATCCTTCTTATGACTGGATTACAAACGCTTTAATATTAATGCAGGCAGGATTTGCTGGTATATGCGGGCCAGGAGTTTTACCTCCTGGTTCTTCTTTGTTAGAGCAGGCAACTGATTTAGTTTATAGTATTTTACCATATTCTTACAGGGTAAGGCCGGCAAAACAGCGTATTGTTGCAGAGTTTCCTACATTTAATTTAATTGTAAGGCGTGATTGTGCTCCTAAGTTTAAGAATTACCTTACCGGAGAAGATACTCTATTCTGTAGAGAAATAAACGGGTTGATTTTGTATGACCCAAAAGTATTAGTTTATCATCACAGGAGGCCATTGTTTAAATCTTTATGGAAGCAAGTTTCAACTTATGGTAAACACAGGGGGCATTTAATAAGACTTGCTATATTGGGATTGGTTACAACAGTTGTTGTTTATGGTTATAATTTTATTAAAGGAATCTTAAGAAAAGAAATATGAAAATAATATATCTACCAAGAAGATGAGTAAAACTAGATTAGTATTTATAATTCTTTTTTTTATTTGTTCAAAAAATATCTTGGCAGAAGAAGAATGCAAACAAGTTTGCATAACTACCTATTTCCCGATATTTGTGGGAAAAACGTTTTTAATGCTTCCGCTGACTAATTGTCATCAAGAATGCAAGGAGCAAGAATGCCCTGAAATAGTTTATCCAGATATGAGTCTATACAAGGAGCAAGAAGGAAGAACATCTGATAATATTTTATCTACCGATGTTCACTCGAAAGAGGTTTCTACAGATAAAAAATGAGAATACTCTACTCACCAAATTATAAATCTCAACAAAGACAGTTTGAAAAGAAAAATTATAACCCTTATCCTGTTCTAATGGCGATGGAAGCGGAATGGTATAGGAAACAAGGGCATGAGGTAGAATGGGGATTTCCTGCAAGTCATTTACCAAAATATTATGACAAGATTATCGGTGAACCCGAAAATCTCCCTTTCCTTTCCCTCCCCCGCCCCGATAGAGTATTCACAAGCGCCAAGGAATACATAAGCGGAAACTACAAGTATCTGCCTGGGACACACATGCAAGCAGCAAATGGTTGTTGGCATGGTAAATGCAGTTTTTGCGTAGAGAACGGCAGTAAATATGAAGTGCGTCCAGTTGATGATTGTATAGCGGAAATAGAGGAGTGTAAAGCGTTGGGTTTTAGGGAAGTATTTGATGATAGTGGAACATTTCCTACAGGGAGGTGGTTAGATGAGTTCATTTACAGAATGGGCAAAAATAGTTTTTGTAACTGTTCCTTTGGGGCTAATCTCCGCATTAGTGATTATCCTTTTCATGATATGCGTAGGGTTGGTTTTCGTATGGTTTTGTTTGGCATTGAGTCGGCTAACGAAAAAACTTTGGAAAGGATTAACAAAGGAGTAAAAGTTGAAGACATTATCCCAACAATCAAACAAGCGTCAGAAGCAGGACTTGAACCGCATATTGCGGTTATGTTTGGATACCCGTGGGAAACTGATGCAGATGCGCTCAGAACTCTTAATCTTGTCCATTACTTGCTTAAAAAAGGATACGCAAAGACCGCGCAAGCTTCTTTCTTCACTCAACAAGGCTTTAAGGGAAATGAGAAACATAGAAAATATGTTAAACAAATCTACAATGTAGGCTTTAGTCCAGAATTTTGGTTCAATAAGCTTAGGGATATTAAAAACATAGAAGATATTAAATACATTTGGAAAGGAATAAAATCATGGCTTGGAAAATAATAATTATTTTAGCTTTAAATGTTCTCTTTTACGCGCGGACCCTTAGATATAACTATGTTTCAGATGATATACCTGTTCATAGGAATCCACCAGCATTTAGGAATAAATGGCATAAGATGTTTTTATGGGTGATTGGAGCGATGAAGATAAACCCTCCACTAGATCATTTACTTACTTTAAGCATCCATGCTTTAATTGGAGTTTTTATATACTTGGCATTTGGTGCAAATAATATTTCTTTTTTAGCAGCTCTCTTGTTTAGCTTTAATCCGGTAAATACTCAAGGTTCAATATGGATTTCAGGCCGCGGTTATACACTACCTACTCTATTGCTTCTAATTTCGATTACAATGCCATTTTTAGCCATTTTCTCACTTTTGGCGTGTTCATGGTTCACAGTTGGTTTTCTTGCCCCTATTGCTCTTATAGGCTCAAATAAAGCCTATTTATTGTTACTTATGCCAGTTGTTTGGTATATTCATTCAAGAAAGTTTAAACAAGCTGTGTTGACTAAGGTAGAACAAGAAACATTTACAGAAGATGAGACATTCCACCCAAGAAAGTTAATCCTAGCCATTAAAACAGTAGGTTTTTATTTTACGCTTGCTTTAATTCCATTCAGGATTAGTTTTTATCATCCTTTTTTACAAAGCTGCGCGGGAAACACTATAATGAAGAAGAGAGCTTATTCATTATGTAAATTTTTCTGGATAGGTTTAATAGCTATATTGGGTTGGGTTATATACTCAATAACTAACTGGAACATGATAAGCTGGGGAATGTTCTGGTTCTTTGTTTGTATAGCTCCATTTAGTAACTTAAGAAGAGTAAACCAAGAAATATCAGAAAGATTTGTTTATCTTGCTAATGCAGGATTAATGTTAGCTTTAGCTGGTGTAGTTATACATTATCCAATGGCTATTATGTTATTCTTGACAATGTATTTAGTAAGAACTTGGTTTATTATGCCTATGTATACAGATGATTACTGGTTAATGGAATACGCAGTAATTGAAAGTCCTGGAGCTTGGTATGCTTGGCATATAAGAGGGCATAAGAGGTGGGGCAGTCAATCTTACAGAGAAGCACTTACAATGTGGGTAATGGCTAAACTTATTAGCCCTAAAGAATTTAAAGTTTTATTCAACATAGCTATTGTTTTAAAGATTCTTAAGAATGACAAAGAATCCGCACATTTTCTAAAGCTGGCTGAGGAAAATATTGTTGCTGGACAAGAGAAACAAGCAAGAGCAGTTATTGAAGATTTCAAGAAAGGAAATTATCCTCTTTTAGTATGAAAATTAGGGTAAGAATAAATATAGTAAATATTTGCCCTTACTGCAAGAAAAAGCCTATCAAAAGAAAAGCTACTTGCGGTGATTTATTATGCCAGTATAAACATAGGATAAAGTTTCTCAGGGAGTATTGGGATAAATACCACCGCAAGTCTAAACAAGTTAGGAATACCCGCCTCACCGTCTAGAGTTACAAGATATAGTAACTATTCATTGAATATACCACAATATATGGTATATGTTGAGTAAGGCTGCTACCAGATTAATATTATTATAGTTTAATTTGTTAAACGACAGTCTTGGTAAGCAGCCTACTTAAATATGAATCTTCGTCAACAGAAATACAAGAAATATAGGATTGAAGGTTACTCTGCATTTGCTTCTGCTGTTAAAGCAGGTTATTCTCGCGCTACTGCAATTAATGCCACTAAAAACATTGAAAGGCGTTGTAACTTCAATGAGTTACTAGAGATAAAGGGAATAACTAATGATGCCCTATCTCAACATGCTTTTGAGGGTTTAAATGCTAATAAGGTAATTTCAGCGAATATAACTTATGGTGAAGCTGACGAGAAAACTAATGATTTTATTGAAGTCCCTGATTGGAATGTAAGGCACAAATATTTTGAAACTATATTGAAACTCAGAGATTTGTTACGAGAAAGAGCTATTAATGTTAATGAAGTTAAAAATGAAACTAAAGTTGTTGTAATTGTGGAGAAAGAAATTGAAGATAAGAGTCAAGCAGGGAGATTATCAACATCGGTTCTTGTTGAGCCAAGCTAAATTCCCAGGATTAATAGCTGGAATAGGAACAGGGAAAACGCTTTGTCTCCTTACTAAGATTTATGATTATTGCGAGCGCTACCCTGGAACAACAGCGTTAATAGTGAGAAAAGAATATACAGATCTAAAGGATTCAACAATTAAGGATTTCCAGAATTATTTCTCTTGTTCAGTTGGAACGGATAAAGAACATAAATTAAAGAATGGTTCAGTAATAATGTTCAGACATGCAGACGAGTTGCTTGTTCTTAAGAATTTAAACTTAGGGATTGTCGGTATAGAACAAGCAGAAGAGTTTGAAGATGATACACAATTTCAATTCTTGCGGGATAGGCTTAGACAACAAAATGGCGCAGAAGTAAGACCGTTATGTATTATTGCTAACGCTAACGGACATAATTGGGTGTGGAAGCTATGGATTAATAATCCTCCTTCAAGTGATTATGAAGCAATAACAGCTACTACGTTTGATAATGAAAGAAATTTGCCTAAAGACTTTATTGAAGATTTAAAGAAAATGGAAATCGAAGCTCCTAGTCACTTCAGACAGTATGTAATGAATAGCTTTGAAGAAACTGAGCAAGATGATTTTGTTTTTACTTGGCAGGAGCTAGAAGAAGCTCGCAAGAGAGAATATGCAAAAAGAGATGGTTATGGATTAAGGTTGGCTGGATTTGACATTGCAAGGTATGGGAATGATAAATCTGCTTGTGTTTGTATACAGCAAATGGGTGCTTTGTTATGGAAAGTATGTCATACAGAACAATGGCAGCACAAAGATTTAGATTATACAACAGGCAGGATATTGTCAATAGCAGCACAATTAGATTCAACTGGAAATATTATTGATGAGGATGGGATAGGAGCCGGGCCGTTAGATACTATCAACAAAGGCCGAGGAATGGATTATAAAGGATTCCGTAATAAGTCTTATGGCTATGAAGAGAATAAATTTTACGGTAATCCTCGCACAGAGAATGTCTTTAAGCTTAAAGATTTAATTTTAAAAGAACACATATCACTCACCGACGAAGAATTGTGCAGCGAACTTTCAACATTGAAATATAAATTTATGGGTGATGGTAGAAGGATATTAGTTTCTAAAGAGGAAATGCGTAAAGAAGGAATTAAATCTCCTAATCTGGCAGATGCTTTAATAATGGCAATTAGTTTAATTGGCGAGGTAAAACAGAAACAAGATATGCAATATAATTTTTATACTCAACCACAATATTACAAAGAGGACAACCTACTAAAAACAGCGGGGGTAAGATAATGGCATTATTTACAGCAATAGGAACAGCCTTAGGAGCAACAGCAGCAAGTGCTTTTGGTGTAGGCGTAGCAGCAACAGCAGTGGGAGCTTCAGCTGTGGGTGGATTAGCAACGAGTATTATGTCTGCTTCTAAATCAAGTAAAGGTTCTGAGGTATCTATGCCTCAATCCCCTACTGCTCCATCAGTAGAAGATGCAGCAGCAAAGGCAAAAGCAGGAAATAAATTAAGACAGGCATCAGCAGCTCGTAATGAGACAGTTTATACTTCACCGTTGGGAGTAGCAGCCGAAGCTGCAACAGCCAAGAAAACTTTACTAGGCCAATGATAATTGAGAGAGGTTCAGAGGAAAGATATAAAGAAGCACTTGAAGTAATTAAAAACTTTTATGAAGAATCTCTGCATGAATACGATACAAGACTTGATGAGAAGAAGTTAATTGATAGTTTTGATAAATATAAATACGGTTCTTTCTTGTTGATTATAAACGGTAAATGCGAAGGAATATTAGCTGGTGTCGGAGTAACAAGCCCGCTTAATAACGATATGATTTACCAAGAAATGATTTGGTATGTTAATAAACCTTACAGGAAATACGGAGTTTATTTGTTGAATAAGGCCCAGGAGATACTTAAGCAAGAAGGATACAAAGCGATAATAATGGTTTGTCTTTATAATTCAATGACCGATAAATTAATTAAGTTGTATGAGAAGATGGGGTTTAAGATGTTTGAATCCCATTTTATAAGAAATTTATGAATAAACAAAAAATAAAAGAATATCAAGGGAGTCTATAATGCCAGAAGAGAATAGAGTCAAGCCAATAGATAAACCAAAGGCTCAAGAGAAGATAGAGAGATTTGAAGAATTAAAGGGCGGACGCTCTAACTTTGAAACTTACTGGCAGTCTTTACATGATTATTTCTATCTTGAGTCCAACGATATGAATAAATCATATTATCCTGGAACTGAACTTGATTCTACTTATCTTTGGGATTCAACAACTCTTGAGTCTGCTGATGTATTTGCTTCTGGATTTATGAATTACCTTACTCCTCCAACTTCGCGCTGGTTTAGGTTGAAAGCTAAGAATCCGAACCTGAGCGAAAATAAAGCTGTTGCTGGTTATTTGGAAGATGTTGCAGCTGAGGTATATCATACTCTTAATAAGTCTAATTTCTATGACCAGGCATTTCCAAGCTATAAGTCAAGTGGTGTCTATGGAACAAGTGTATTACTTGAAGAAGAAGACATTGAAGATGATGCTAGGTTTTATAATATTCCTCTTAAACAAGTTTGTTTAGTTGAAGATGCAAAAGGCAGAGTATGTGAATATTATATAGAGTTTGAATATACAGCTTATCAAGCAGCTTCAAGGTGGGGCAAAGAGAATTTATCTAAAGAGCTTCAAGAAGAGCTTGAAGGAAGGAATCAAGACAAGAAACATAAGTTTTTGTTATACATAGGCAAACGTTCAATGCGTGATATTACTAAAGAAGACCGTAAGAATATGCCTATTGCAGCATTATGGATTGATGTAGAAAATAAAACGACTGTTGATGAAGGTGGTTATAATGAATTTCCGGTAATGACACACAGATTTGACAAGCGTCCATTTATTCCCTGGGGTTTTAGCCCTGCAATGAAATCTTTGCCTTTCGCTCGCTTACTTAATGCAATAGCCAAGACAAATCTGAGGTCTATGATGAAACATACTGACCCGCCTATTGCTATACCTGATAATGCTTTCATAATGCCTTTTAATGCTAATCCAAGAGCAATTAATTACTACAAGAAAAATGTAATGGATGGCGGAGCTAAAGATATATTCCCTTTTACAGTAGGTGGAGATCCACAAGTAGGAATGACAGCCCTTGAGTATTATTCTCAAAAGGTAAAGACAATGATGTATAACGATATTTTCCTTGCTTTTGATTCTATTACCAAACAGATGAATAATCCCGAAGTAATGGAAAGAATTAATGAACAGATGACTATGCTTGGGCCAGCAGTAGGTCGTTATACAGCAGAGGTATTAAATCCTATTATTATAAGGACAATAGGAATTTTATTTAGAAGAGGAAAATTACCTCCTCCTCCTGATGAGTTGTTAGATGACCCCACTTATGAAATAGATTATGTATCACAATTAGCTCAATCACAAAGAAGAAGTGAGATGAACTCTTTAGTTACAGCATTAACCATGACTGGACAAATGGCACAATTTTCTCCTGAGGTGTTGGATAAGATTAATCCTGATAGGACTGTTGACGAAGTTTGGGCCATTACTGGCGCACCTGTGCAAGTATTAAGAGATGATACAGAAATACAATCAATTAGAGAGAATAGGGCGCAACAGCAAGCACAAATGCAGAAGATGCAAATAATGGGTGCAGGCGCACAGATTGGTAAAGATGCAGCAACAGCAGATAAGACCTTCGCTGAGGCTATGAGTGCAGGAAAAGAAGCTAGATGAATCTAACTAATATTGAATATGTAAAAGGTTTGCAAAGCAATTTAAGAAGCACTTTCGATACTCCACAAGGAAAAGAAGTAATGAAATTTCTTGAGGAAGCCGTAGGTTATGACCAATCTATATTTGAACCTACAAACAGAGACATGGTTTTAATTAACGATGGGAAGAGACAGGTAGTGGCTACCTTAAAAACTCTTCTCAAACTAAGCCCAGAGCAAGTAATTGCTTTGGCTAAAAAACAGGAGGAATAAATGCCGGATAATCCAGAGGCCCCAGTTGTGGATAACCCTGAGACCCAAACGTTAGAAACACCAGAAGCACCAGCAACAAATTTTAGTTGGAAAAGTCAATTAAGTCCTGACTTAATGAATAGCCCTACTCTTCAAAAGTTTGATGATTCACCGGAAGGGTTAAAGAAAGCAGTAGAAAGTCATCTGTCTTTAGAGAAACTCTTAGGACATGAAAAAGTCCCTATTCCTAAATCTGCTGATGATGTAGAGGGATGGAATAGATTCTCAAAAGCAATGGGAATACCTGATAAGGCAGAAGGTTATGGCCTATCAGATGTTGATTTACCAGGTAATATGAAGGAATTAAGTTTTGATAAGAATAAATTTGCTGAGACTGTTCATGCTTTTAAGCTTACACCTAACCAAGCAAAAGGATTATGGGATGCTTATACAAAGATGAGCATGGAAGCTTATAACAAATATGCACAGCAACACCAACAGAATCTACAAACAGTTGTTAATCAGCTTCGCTCTGAATGGGGAGATGCTTACGAGTCTAATGTTGATTTGGGGCAAACTGTTATTAGTAAATTCGCAGGAGATAAAGAGTCAGAAGATTATTTAACTTCTGTATTAACAAAAGACCCGAGAGCAATAAAATTTCTCGCAAGGATAGGTAATCAATTTGCAGAGAATAAAGTAGGTGAGTTTAGTTATAAGAGATTTAGCCTTACTCCAGAACAATCACAAGCAGAGATAGATTCAATAATCAATGACCCAAAACATCCTTACAATAATGAGAAGTCATCTAAGGCTGAGAGGAATCGGGCTATTGATTATGTTAACGGACTTTACACTAGTATTAATAAGGCAAAAGGATAAGCGACAGAAGCCCCTAAGCCTTGTGTAGAAGTGCGGATAAGCTGAGATGCCCCGTAAGTAACAAATTGCGATAGAGCGACCCTCCTAAAGAGGACAATCAATCATAAGCAACAGTGTGATATTGATAACAAACTTTAGGAGGGTTTTCAAATGGCAGATACACAGAATACTATATACGCTCAAGCGTATGCAAGGAATATTATGCAGCTTGCCCAGCAGAAATATTCCAAGTTGATCAATTCGGTTTACCTTAAACCGAATGTAAGAGGCAAGACATTCTTCCAGGATCAAATTGGTGAATGGAGCATGGCAGCAAAAGCAGGCCGCAACGCAGTTACACCAAATAATGACCCAGCACTAGCCCGCCGTATGGGTGTTATGATTGATTACCATGACAACAGACTTCTTGATAGAGGTGATGAACTAAGAACTATCTCTGACCCAAGAAGCGCCTATACAATCGCCGCAGCTCAATCACTAGGAAGACAGATTGATGATGTGGTTATATCTGCTTTGTTAGGAACAAGTTATTCCGGTGAAACAGGAACTACATCAGTTACTCTTGGTTCAGGGCAGATTTCTGGGACACCTTCTGCTCTTTCTTTTGCAAGAGTTAGGGATGTGAAGAAAATCCTTGATAAGAATGATGTAGAGATGGAAGACAGATATTTTGTAATCAGCCCCGATGGATTAGAGGATTTGCTTGGAGCAAGTGAAGCAACGTCTTCTGATTACAATGCTGTCAAAGCTCTTATTCGTGGTGAGATTGATACATGGATGGGTTTTAAATGGATTACCTCAAATCGTTTGAGTTTATCCGGCACAACCCGTTCTTGCATTGCTTTCCAGAAATATGGAATCTGCGCAGCAATGGCTTCTCAACCAATGGTAAGAACTGATGAAAGACAAGACCTATCTTACTCCTGGCAAGTTTACTATGAACTGAATATCGGTTCTGTTCGCTTGGAAGAAGAAAGGGTAGTAAAGATTGATATTAACGAATAAACAATAATACAGCTATAGGCTGTAAAGGAGAAAAAATGGCACAAGCAGCTAATGTTACAAAATATAACGCAGGTGGTAGCGGAGACAATTATATCGCTGATGGTTATATTAAATCAGTTGAAAAGGTTTGGATGGACAGCTATACGATAGCTTTCACCAATACTAATACAACTATTGATATAGCCATTCTTCCTGAGAATAAGAAAATTACTTCTATTGATGTTATGATTGAAACTTCTGCTTCTCAGACGAGCGGAACTGTCTCTATTGGTTTCTCAACTGATTCTACTGTTGATACTTTCTTAGCAGCAACGACTGTTACCCATAACCTAACTTTATCAACTATCAGTTTTCCGGCAGTTGGTATTCTTGGGGCTGTGGTAGCTTTAACTCAACCAGGTGGAAACCTTAAAGGCTTCCAGAAGGTTACGAGTGGAACACAGACAACTGTTGCTATTAAGCTCAACAACTGGACAATGACTACAGGAACAATTAAGTCAATCGTTCGTTACACCTGATAATAACACAAGGGTAGGGGCTAAATGCCTCTACCCTTGTCTATAAAAGAGGATGCTATGTCAATATCTAAGACAGGTTTGATAAATAAGGCACTTACACTTGTAGGGGCTAATCCTATAACAAATATAGATGATGATACTAACAATGCAAGGGTGGCTAATCGTGTCTATGAAATATCACTTAAAAGTATTTTGAGTGAATGTAAATGGAATTTTGCTACTACAAGGAAATTATTATCTTCTGTTGATACTGATCTGGCTTGGTATGATTCAGGTGAAACTTATATTTATCAAAAGCCGGCAGATTGTATAAGGATATTCGGGACTAATGATGACGGAGCTACTTGGAGAGAGGAAGGGGATTATATTATTTCAGATACAACCGGATTAGGTATTCGTTATGTTTATTATTTAGATGAACCAAATAAATATCCTTCTTCATTTGCTGAAGCATTTATAGATAAATTATGCTCAGATATATGTTACATGATTGTAAATTCAGCGCAACTCGCAGGAACATTCTTTGAGAAATACCAAAAAGTATCTCTTCCGAAGGCAATGGCAGAGAATGCACAGATAGGTAAACAACAGTATTTAAAAGATGATGCTTGGGAATTAGCAAAATACGGAAACGGGACAACAGATGCCTAAAGTTGATTTAGTAAAGACTTCTTTTGCTGGTGGTGAGTTTGGTGATTCTCTGGCAGGCAGGACTGATATTGCTCAATATGCTAATGCTTGTGAGATTGTAGAAAACTTTCTTATTCGTCCTTTTGGTTCTGCAATATCAACACCTGGGACAAGATATGTCAGCGAAGTTAAAACATCCAGCAAAAGAACAAGACTTATAAGATTTGTTTTCAATAGGTCTGATTCTTATGTAATAGAAATGGGAGAATATTACTTCCGTTTTTATACTAACGGCGCAGTAGTGGTAACGACAGGAACAACCCCTTTTGAATTAGCACATACATTCACGGAAAGTGAATTATTTGATGTTCAATTTTGCCAGTTAAATGATGTTGTCTGGATGTCTCATCCTAGTCATGTTCCACAGAAATTAACAAGGACTTCTGCTAGTAACTGGAAGATTGAGGATTTCGCTTTTCTTGGAGGCCCATTCTTAGACGATAATACTAATACAGCTACAACAATAAATGTTTCAGCTACAGCAGGAACAGTAAATCTAGTCGTATCTCCTACTAATGCTAATTTATTTGTTCCTTCAACCTCTACTTTAGGGCATGTAAATACTTATTGGAAGATAGGCGGTGTATTAACAAACTCAACGACTGATTTAGAAGTGCAGGGTTATGTAAAGATTACTAATGTAGTTAACTCATATACTGCTACAGCTTCAGTAATCAAGATGCTTACTTTAACAGGAGCAACTGATGATTGGGCGGAAGGAGCCTGGAGCAGTGTTAGGGGGTATCCCGCTTGTGTTACTTTCCACGAAAGCAGATTATTCTTTGCTAGGACAAGCTATGAGCCGCAAGGAGTTTGGGGTTCAAAGTCATTTATTTATGATGATTTCAGCTTAAATTCTCAAAATGATGACGACGGAATAAATATTAAACTTGCTTCTAATGAATCAAACCAGATTCAGTGGTTAGCTTCTGGCAAGGCTCTTATTGCTGGAACTTATGGAGGGGCTTTTGTTATCAATGGCGGCACAGATACAGGCATTACTCCATCAAATGTCTCATCATCTCAAGAAGTAAGCTGGGGTGCGGATGAGATAATTCCAAAGAGGATAGGAAATTTCTTTTATTATATCCAGAGGTTTGGCAAGAAACTTAGAGAATTATTTTATTTCTGGGATTTAGATACATATAAATCAATGGATAAGACAATACTATCTCCTCATATTTTAGGAGACGGTGTTGTTGATATGGCTTATCAAGAGAATCCTGATACCATTCTTTATTGCGTAAGGACTGACGGAACGCTTGCTACATTGACAAGAGAAGTTGACCAAGAAGTGCAGGCGTGGAGCAGACAGACTACGGACGGATATTATGAAAGTGTAACATCTATTCCCTCGCAGACAGAGCCCTATGATGAAGTCTGGGTAGTAGTAAAAAGAACTATAAACGGAGATACAAAAAGATATGTAGAAGTATTTGAAGATATAGAAATACCGGATAGACAAGATTTATGTTTCTACCTTCATTCAGGGCTTACTTATAATGCCTATGATGCAACCTCTTCGCCTACTGCTACAAATATATCTTTATCAGTTACAAGCGGGACTTCTTGTGTAGTTACTACAAGCGCGGCTTATTTTTCAGCAAGTGATGTGGGCCAGAGAATAAGAGCTATAGATTCAGAAGGCGTAACTTTAGGTGAACTTGAGATTATAGGTTACACTTCTTCTACTGTTGTAATTGGAGAAATTAAATATGATTTCTCTGCACCTACATATTCATCTGGTTACTGGGGTTTATCAGTAAACACTATCTCTGGCCTTGACCATTTAGAAGCAGCAGAAATTAAAGTATTAGCTGATGGTGGAATGGATAGACCCGATAAAACAGTATCAGCAGGAACGATTACTTTGGCAAGTGATTATTTCATAGTGTCTGTTGGATTACCTTATACCCAGAAACTTTATACTTTACCATTTGAGGCAGGTTCGGCTAAAGGGACAGCTCAAGGCAAGGTCCAACGGATAAATCAAGTAGGATTTAAAGTTAATCGTTCCTATAAAGGGTTTAAGACCGGAGGAACTGAAGATTTAGCTGAACAAATAAATTTTAGAGACCCATCTACTTTAATGGGAACTCCAGAGCTTTTATATACTGGTGTTATACCAAACATATTTTTTAAAGATGATTACCGGTATGGTTCACAAGTCATGGTAATAAATGAAGATCCTCTGCCGGTTGAATTATTAAGCATTATGGTTAACCTTGAAACGCATGATAAGTAAAGGATAAATATGGGATTATTTACAGCTGCGACAGTAGGTTTAGGATTAGCACAAGCAGGAACACAGGTTGCAGGAGGAATAGCTACTAATAATGAAGCTAAATATAATGCTTCAATATTAAATAAACAAGCTGATGCAATTACAGCCCAGCAGGGGATGATTACGGCACAGCAAGGTTTAGAGGCTTATCAATATAATAGGGCAATCGGACAGACAATAGGAACAGGAACAGCAAGAGTTGCTAAATCAGGTTTAAAAATGTCCGGTTCTCCTATGGCAGTCTTAATAGATACTCAGACTCAAATGGAACTTGATAAGTCTATCGGGCAATATAAGTTAGAGATACAAAAATATAATCTTGAAGCTAATAAGCAATATACTATTGCACAAGCAGAAGCAGTAAAGAGGAAAGGAAAGTCTGCTTTAATGAGTGGGGTTACTAATGCTTTTTCTACATTATTAAATACAGGTATGAGTTTTGGCGCTGGTGGTTTTGATACTAAATATACTGCTAATATCGCCGGAAAAGGAACAGTTAATGTTGCTCCGTCAAATTACTATCTGAGAGCAGGGAGAATATAATGCCACAGCTACCACGATACAGCAGTCAGAAACAACTCACTACACAACTTGAAACCCGCTCAGAACCATTTAAGAATGAAGCTACTGATAATATAGAGATAGCCAGTAAAACAATAGGATTTGCAGCTGATATGGCGCAGAAGTGGGATAACGCTATGGCCACTTCCCAGCTTAATGCTTTTAAGGCCCAGAAAGGGGTATTCTTGGCTGAATTGAAAAGCAGAGCCTCTCTTGACCCAGAGCCTAACAACGCAGAGAATTATTTTAAAGAACTTGAAGAATATAAAAGCAATGCTTTAAAGAGCATGTCTAATCCCAGAGCAAAATCAGAAGCTTCTCTTGATTTAGATACTGATGTCCAAATGACGCAGATACAACTTCAAAGCATGTTCCAGAAAAAGATTATTGCTAATGCTCAAGATAATTTAAATATTTCTCTTGATAATGCAAAAAATGAGATTATAAATTCCCCTACTCAGGAAGCAATGAATACAGTTTATGCTAAAGCTTTCCAGACAATAGACCAGAATGTTAATAGTGGAATAATTGGAAAGGATGAAGGGGAGAGGTTGAAATTGGAATTTAATGAGAATGTAAGGATTGGTAAGATAGATAATGATTTATACTCTTCTCCAAAGTCTTTTTTAGATAATGTTAATAATGAAGTGTATAGATTTAAAGACGAAAAAGAGAAATCTGAGAAGGTAGAAAAGGCAAAAAAATTAATACGTTCTCAAGACGAATTAATAAAATGGCAGAAAACACAAATAAATACTCAAGGAGCGTTTCAGCTTGCTCAATCATTGCAGAATAAGAGCTTGAATATTGATTCTATCAATTCAATGTATAAATCTGAAGAAATAGATGCAACCACTGCTTCTGCTTTTACAGCAGCGCTTGAAAGAGATTATGCTCCTCCTGAAAAAACTCCACTAGCTAAACCTAATTTTTTCCTACAACTTCTTGATAAATCAGTTGACGATAAGACGGAATCTCTTGAGATACTTAAATCA